GAAGACGCAATGGGATCAAATAGTGCAACTCAACTTGCTACTCAACAATCAATCAAAGCTTATGTTGACGCAAAAGCGACAGCAGCAGATTTAGATTTAACTTCAGACTCTGGAACAATTGATATTGATTTAGATTCTGAAACATTAACAGTTGCTGGTGGTACTGGAATTGATTCAAGTGCTACAGGTACTACAGTTACAGTTGCTGTTGACTCAAATGTTGTTCTTTTAACAGATAGTCAAACTTTAACAAACAAAACTTTAACAGCACCAACAATTACAAGTCCTGCAATAAATACAGGAGTTTCAGGTTCTGCCATAAAAGACGAAGACAATATGGCGTCAGATTCTGCTACTCACTTATCAACTCAACAATCAATTAAAGCATACGTTGACTCAAAAGTAACAGCAGAAGATTTAGATTTAACTACAGACTCTGGAACAATTGATATTGATTTAGACTCTGAAACGTTAACAATCGCTGGTGGTACTGGATTAACTTCAAGTGCGACAGGAACTACAGCAACACTTGCTATTGACAGTACAGTAACAACATTAACAGGAACACAAACATTAACTAATAAAACATTAACAAGTGCTGTGTTAACAACACCACAGATTAATGATACTTCAGCGAATCATCAATATGTATTTGCTGTAAGTGAATTAGCAGCAGATAGAACAGTAACTTTACCTTTACTAACTGGTAATGACCAAGTTACTATGGATGCTCACGCAACTACATTAACTAACAAAACAATTGATTTAGCAGATAATACTGTAACAGGTTCACTTGCTGAGTTTAATACTGCATTACAAAGTGAAAGTTTTGCTGGTCTTGCGGCTGCACAAACATTAACGAACAAAACTATATCAGGTTCTTCAAACACATTATCTAATATTGCTAATGGTTCATTAACCAATTCTGCAATAACAGTTTCAGATGGTTCCAATACTACAGCAGTTGCTCTAGGCGGAACAATGACATTTGCTGGAACTAATAATGAAGTAGAAGTTGCTGAAAGTTCAGGAACAGTAACTATCGGATTACCTGCTAACGTAACAATCTCTGGAAACTTAACTGTTTCTGGCGATACTACTACAGTTAATACTGCAACATTGGCAGTAGAAGACCCATTAATTTCTCTGGCAACAGGAAACAATGCGGCTGACGCTGTTGATATCGGGTTATATGGATTGTATGATACATCTGGTTCACAAGACCTTTACGGTGGTATCTTTAGGGATGCTGGCGATGGTAAGTGGAAAGTATTTAAAGACAATCAAGCAGCTCCAACAACAACTGTAAACACAAGTGGTACAGGATATGCTGTTGGAACAATTGTTGCAAACCTAGAAGCAACAACTGCTACATTGGGTGGCGTAGATATTTTATCTACAACTAATAGTAAAACAGTTACGAACAAAACTATTAACTGTTCTAATAATACAATTTCTAATATTGTTTCATCTATGTTTGCTAGTGCTGTAACATTACAGATACTAGATTCTGGTGGTTCAACTGTTAAGACAATTGTTGGTTCTGCTACGTAATATTTAATTAATCCCTTAATTATCTATTTTTACCTAACGCATTTATGCGTAAACTAGGATTGAGCCTTATTAACAGTTAAAAAATCTTATAAATAGTAATAAAGGAACTATTAAATGGCTAATCCAAATACCAGAGAAACATTAAAACAGTATGCTTTAAGAACATTAGGCAAGCCTGTTATTGAGATTAACGTTGATGACGATCAATTAGAAGATAGATTAGATGAAGCGTTACAATATTTTTCACAATATCATTATGATGGTGTTGAGAGAACATACCTTAAATATAAAGTTACACAAGCAGACGTAGATAGAATAATATCTCCTGATGGAGATACTGCTTCATCAATCACTAAAAATTCAGTTACTACTGCATGGACTGAACAGAATAATTTTATATTAGTTCCAGAAGCCGTATTAGCAGTAACTAGAATATTCCCATTATCAAATAGAGGCAATCAAAATATGTTTGATATGAGATATCAATTAAGATTAAACGACCTTTACGATTTTTCATCAACATCAATTATACATTATGATATGGTGTTAAGACATTTAGATTTTTTAGATCATTTATTAGTAGGTGAAAAACCAGTAAGATTTAATCAATATAATAATAAACTGTTTGTAGATATGGATTGGAAAACAGACATATCTGTAGGTGAGTTTCTTGTTATTGAATGTTTTAGAAAATTAGATCCAACAGTTATGACAGATGTTTATAATGACATTTATTTAAAACGATATGTTACAGCATTAATCAAAAGACAATGGGGTGCTAACTTATCAAAATTCAATGGCGTTGCTATGTTAGGTGGTGTTACTCTTAATGGTCAACAAATATTCCAAGAGTCACAAGACGACATAAAAAGATTAGAAGAAGAAATAAGAGGCACATACGAAACGCCTGTAACGTATATGATAGGATAATGCCATGCCAGTTAATCACTACTTCCAAGGTGGCAACGGAATTGGAAACACAGCAGAAAAAAGATTACACGAAGATTTAATCATAGAAGGTCTAAAGATATACGGCCTTGACTGCTTTTATTTACCAAGAACACTAGTTAATAAAGATTTAATTTTAGGAGAGGATACTCTTTCTAAATTTGACGCTTCATATATGTTAGAAATGTATGTTGAAACGCAAGAAGGATTTGCTGGTGAACAAGAATTAGTATCTAAATTTGGTTTAGAAATTAGAGAAGATACAACGTTTATGATTTCTAAAAGACGTTGGCAAAATCAAGTTGATAATAAAGCAACTTTAATAATAACAGGTAGACCAAATGAAGGTGATTTAGTTTATGTACCTTTGATGAATAGTTTTTTTGAGATACAGTTTGTTGAAGACCAAGAGCCATTCTTCCAATTAGGAAACCTCCCAGTTTATAAATTAAGAACAACTAGATTCGAATACAGTTCAGAAAAATTTGATGTTGGTAGACAAGAAATTGACCAACTTGAAGATAGATTATCAACAGATATATTAAAAGAACAATTAGTATTAGAAGATGGTGGTGGTATGTTATTAGAAAATTCTGATACAGTAACAGGTGTATATGAATATGTAATATTAGAATCAGATGATTACAATTTAGCAACACAAACTAGAGATTATGCTGATAACACTACATACGAATCAGACGCTGGTTTTGGTACTGAAAGTACAGCAGATGATATACTAGACTTTACTGAAAGAAATCCATTTGGAGAGGTTGACGAGTAATGTTTGGACAAAGATTTTACCACGAGTCATTAAGAAAAGTTGTTGTAGCATTTGGTACAATATTTAATAATGTCATTATTCATAGAACAAATAGTGATGGTGATGTTGTGCAAAAAATAAAAGTACCTTTAGCATATTCGCCTAAAGAAAAGTTTTTAGTAAGATTAGAACAACAACCTAATTTAGAACAAAGAGAAACTGCTATATCATTACCTCGTATGGGGTTTGAAATATCAGGTATATCTTATGATTCATCTCGTAAGTTACAAAGAGTAGGTAAGTTTAAAAATGTTAATACTTCAGACGCAAGTAAACAATACTATCAATATAATCCTGTTCCATATAATATATCTTTTAATTTATATTCGTTTACAGCAACTGCTGAAGATGGATTAATAATTATAGAACAAATATTGCCTTATTTTCAACCAGATTATACTGTTACAATAAATGCAATTCCAGATATGGGAATTAAAAGAGATGTACCTATTACTTTAAATTCTGTAGATTATGCTGACAGTTATGATGGCTCATTTACAACTAGAAGAGCAGTTAATTATAGTTTAAACTTTACTGCTAAAACATATTTGTATGGTCCTATATACTCTAAATCTATTATTAAAGAAACAATAACGGATTTATATACAGACACAACTGGAAGTCCTACAAGAGAAGAAAGAATTGTGGTTGTTCCTAATCCGACAAGTGCTGACGCTGATGATGATTTCGGATTTACAACAACTATAACTGTTCACAAGGATTCTAAAAATTATAACCCAAGTACTGGAAGTGATGGATAATTATTATGACTATAGACGACAAAATAAATGAAGCTCTAGGTATCACACCAGAGAAACCTGCTACAAAAGCAGTAGTTAAAAAAGAATTTACTCCACCTGTTCCTAGATTAGAAGATAAGGACAAAGAAGATGTGGATAATGATTACAAATACAGCAGAGAAAATTATTATAATCTTATAGAGCGTGGCCAAGACGCAATACAAGGTATATTAGATATTGCAGGTGAGAGTCAACACCCACGTGCTTATGAAGTTGCAGGTAATCTAATTAAACAAGTTGCTGATACAGTTGATAAATTACAAGATTTACAAGCTAAACTTAAAACATTAAAAGATGTACCTAACAAAACAACAGCAACTATTAAAAATGCTTTATTTGTAGGTTCTTCAGCAGAGTTACATAAAATGCTTAAAAACAAAAATAAAAATATAACTCCTGAGGAAGATAAAAACTTTAAAAAAGGTTTTAATCCTGCGGAGCACGTATATGACTGAAGCATATCTAGGAAATCCTAATTTATTTAAAGCAAATACAAAGATAGAATACACCGAAAAGCAAGTACGTGAGATTGCAAAGTGTATGGAAGATCCTACATATTTTATTACAACATATATTAAGATTGTAAATATTGACCATGGTTTAATACCATTTGATATGTACAAGTTTCAGGCAAAGATGGTTGATACTTTTCATAACAATAGATTTTCAATTGCAAAATTGCCTAGACAGTCAGGTAAATCAACAACAATCATTGCTTATCTATTACATCAAGTTATATTCAATGATAATATAAACGTTGCAATATTGGCCAACAAAAGTTCAACTGCTAGAGATTTATTAGGCAGACTTCAACTCGCATACGAAAATTTACCTGCTTGGTTACAACAAGGCGTTCTCAATTGGAACAAAGGTTCACTTGAATTAGAAAATGGTTCAAAAATACTTGCAGCTGCAACATCTTCAAGTGCGATCCGAGGTGGTTCTTATAATATAATATTCCTTGATGAGTTTGCGTTTATCCCTAATAATATAGCTGAACAGTTTTTTAGTTCAGTTTATCCTACAATTTCATCTGGTCAAACATCTAAAGTTATGATAGTTTCTACTCCACATGGAATGAATATGTTTTATAAACTTTGGAATGATTCAGTACATGGAAGAAATGATTATAAACCTATAGAAGTACATTGGTCTGAAGTTCCAGGTAGAGATGATAAATGGAAAGAACAAACAATAAGAAATACTTCCGAAGCACAATTTACTACCGAGTTTGAATGTGAGTTTGTAGGTTCAGTTGATACACTTATTAATCCAGCAAAGCTAAGAATGTTATCACACCATACACCTCTTATTTCAAATGCTGGAATAGATGTGTATGAACAACCAGTAAAAGGAAAAGATTATGTAATGACAGTTGACGTTGCTAGAGGTACTGTAAGAGATTATTCAGCCTTTACTGTATTTGATGTTTCAAAAATGCCTTATCGTATGGTCGCAAAATTTAGAGATAATGAAATCAAACCTATTTTATTTCCTCACACAATAGAAAGAGTAGCAAAAAATTATAATATGGCTTATGTTTGTGTTGAAGTAAATGATATAGGACATCAAGTAGCAGACGCTTTACAATTTGAATTAGAATATACAAACTTATTAATGTGTATGATGAAAGGTAGAGCTGGACAAATATTGGGTGGTGGATTTTCTAAAAGGGGAACACAATTAGGTGTTCGTATGACAAAACAAGTAAAAAGAATAGGCGCCTCTAACTTAAAAAGTTTAGTTGAAGGCGACAAAATGTACATACCAGATTTTCATACAATACAAGAATTATCAACATTTGTAAGACGTGGTAGTGGTTGGCAGGCTGAAGAAGGTTCTAATGATGATTTGGTTATGTGTTGTCTTATATTTGCATGGATAACAAATCAAAGATATTTTAAAGAAATGACAGACCAGGATGTTCGTGCTAAAATGTATGAAGAACAACAACACGCAATAGAACAAGATATGGCACCATTTGGGTTTATGGATGATGGTTTAAATGATGATAGTTTTCAGGATGACAAAGGCGAAACATGGACACCTGTTACAGTAAGAAAAGGAGAGATGCTGTAGTAAAGGTGACAAAATTTATAAATATAAACGAGATTAAATGATACTTATTAGCTAATAAGAGGAGAACAAACATATGGCATTTCAAGTTTCACCAGGTGTTCTCGTACAAGAGAAAGACTTAACAAACGTAATCCCAGCAGTAGCAACTACGATCGGTGCTGTTGCAGGTCAATTTAATCAAGGTCCAATGGATGAAGTAATATCTATTGCGTCTGAAAAAGAATTGGTAGAAACGTTTGGAAAACCTGACTCTACAAACTTTGAATACTTTTTTAGTGCTGCTAGTTTTCTACAGTACTCATCAAGTTTAAGGGTTGTGCGAGCTGCAAACACTTCAAGTGTAAACGCTGTCGTTTCTGGGACAGCTTTAAGAATAAAGAATACAGAGCATTACTCTAACGGTGACGGAAGTACAGGACCTTATAACGATGGTTCTGCTAACGTTGGCGAGTGGGCTGCAAGAACAGCAGGCGCTTGGGGTAATAACTTAAAGATTTCAACGTGTCCGAGTGCAACGGCATACGAAGAAACAAATAAAACAACAACTAATGACTCTTCAACAGCAGTAGGAGATACCACTATCGTATTAACATCAGGA